CAACAGCTATTTGTGGCAAGGGTTATGGGGCTATGACAATCGCAACAGAAATAGTCACGCACTTAGCGGGTGACCAAAAGTTTTACACAATCGGCGCGCTCACGATAACGCTGAAACGTGAGAAGCGGGCAGTCTCGCGGGCTATCGATAACCTTGTGGGTGTGACGCTAAAGCAGAAGCGCCACGGCAACGGCTACGCATACGCGGCAACGCACACGCCGGACGTTTCGCCAGTGGTGGCAGTCAAGATGACGCCAATAATTGTCATTGTTGACCGCGTTTAGTTATGGTGTGCAAAACGGTTGCTTTTGCCGTATGTACGCGTGACAATTCGTGCGGGGCAGTGCGCGCAGGACAAACAGAGTCACCCTCCTTACTCAACCCGCAGACGCACCCCCAACTGTAGAGTGCAATCACAACACCCCCCCATGATTGCATTCCACTCCTAACATTCTCACGAGTGGTAGGAAGCGACCAAAGCGCAGTGACGATGCGCGCTATACCGCTCGGTGTTGTTCCAGCCCGTGCATGGGCTGATAGCGCGGCCTTTGTACAAAGGAAATATGAACAACAAGCCGGAAATGTCCCGGCGTCGCACCCAATTCAACAAGGCTCGCTTAGGCGGGCTTTTTCTTTTTCAGGGCACATCATGGCAAAAGCAAAGACTCCAGCTAAGAAACCAATGCCACCAAAGGGCAAAGGTAAGTGCTAATTTACCCGGATAAATCAAAAGGTTAGTAAGAAAACAACATGGCCGCGCCAATAGGAAACAAGAACAAGAATAAAGGTTCTGATTGGGTGGACTCTTTACGGTATGCGCTCGCTAACTACGAGACGGCAAGCATCCAGCGTGGTCAAGCATTGAAGGCTATTGCTAGGAAGGTTGTCGATAAGGCGCTAGAGGGCGACAAAGACAGCATTATGGAGTTAGGCAACCGCTTAGACGGTAAGCCAAATGTCACTGTTGATGTGAGTCAGACCTTAGAAATCATCCGTACAGCCGCAGAAATGAGCGACGATGAGCTTGCAACACTTGCCAGTTCCCGTAGTTCTGCTACGAAAGTTGCAACAAATGCGGAAAAACACGGGGAATCACTACATTAACGCTTGTGGTTTTGCTACATGAGCGAAATAAGCCCGCAAGAAGCAGCCGCAGAACTGCTGGCAAGACGCAAGGCAAGAACTGGCCTCCTAGCGTTCACGAAATACCGCAACACTAACTACCAAGCCGCAGCGCATCACAGCCTGATTGCTGACAAGCTAGAAGCGGTAGAGCGTGGAGAGATTAAGCGGCTGATGATCTTCATGCCGCCGCGCCATGGAAAGAGCGAGCTTGCAAGCCGTAGCTTTCCAAGTTGGTACCTAGGGCGCAACCCGAACAAACAGATTATTGCGGCAAGCTACAACAGCGACCTAGCTGGTGACTTTGGCCGCGAAGTGAGAAACATCGTTGGCTCACCTGAATACAGGGCGGTCTTTGGCGACGTAAGCCTAAGTGCTGACTCTCAGGCTGCGGACAGGTGGCACACAAACAAGGGTGGCTCGTATGTGGCTGCTGGTGTGGGTACGGCGATTACAGGCCGTGGTGCTGACGTATTCCTGATTGACGATCCAGTGAAGGATCGTGAGGAAGCAGACAGCGACATTAAGCGCAAACGGGTGAAGGATTGGTACACAAGTACCGCCTACACGCGTTTGATGCCGGGCGGCGCGATTGTCATCATCCAGACCCGATGGCATGAAGATGACCTATCGGGTTGGTTGCTAGACGAAGCCAAGAAAGACGGAGAACAGTGGGATGTAGTCTCGCTGCCTGCTGTCAATGAAGGTGTTGCGCTGTGGCCTGAGTGGTACGGACTAGAACGCCTAGACGCGATTAAGTCTGTCATTGGTGCCCGCGATTGGTCTGCGCTGTATCAACAGAACCCCGTTCCTGATGGCGGCGGCGCTTTTAGGCGTGAGTGGGTGCAGTTCTACAGCGAGACGCCAGCCGACATCGTTAAGGGCTGCAACGTGTACATGCTTGTTGATGCCGCAAACGAAAAGCGGAAAACGAGCGATTACACATCAATTTGGATTGTCGCGCTGAACAGTGACGGCAACTATTACGTAGTTGACATGGTGCGCGATAGGTTGAACCTAACGCAGCGTGGTGACATCGTGATGCGGCTTCATCGTAAGTGGAAGCCGAGACAGGTTAGATACGAGCGTTACGGACTCATGGCAGACGTGCAGTACATCAAGACCGTGCAAGGCCATGAAAACTACCGCTTCGAGATTACAGAAGTCGCCGGACAGACAGCAAAGAACGACCGCATTAAGCGATTGGTTCCGATCTTTGAGGGACGTAAGTTCTACATGCCCGACACGCTACACAAGACCGACGTAGAAGGAAAAACGCACGACCTTGTAAGCGACTTCATCGAACAAGAACTACTCAGCTTCCCGGTAGCCCGTCATGACGACATGATGGACGCACTGTCACGGATAGCCGAGCCTGATTTACCGTTGGTGTGGCCTCAGATTCCAGAGGAGCCGCAGCGATACGACCGTTACAAGAAGGAAAGAAACACAAGCTCATGGGCGATGTAGAGAAGCCAGACGACGATCTAGATATTGTCGAAGAGGCATACGCACGCCTAAAGAAAAGCCAAGACGAGCACGGCGAATGGCAGAAAAGTGCCCGCCTTTGCTTTGATATGGTCGCTGGCAATCAGTGGACTGACGAGGAGCTTGCAGATTTCCGCGAGAAGAAGCGCCTTCCTATCGTCTTTAACCGCATTGCACGCGTCGTTAACTCGATTGCTGGCAATGAGATAGGCCAACGTCAGGAAGTGCGCTACATGCCCCGTAATTTGGGCGCTGCTGGCGTTAACGAACTGTTGACCAACGCGGCAGAGTGGGCGCGCGACCAATGCGACGCAGAAGATGAGGAGTCAGACGCGTTCTTCGACACTATCGTATGCGGCATGGGTTGGACTGAAACCCGCATGGATTACGAGCAAGACCCTGAAGGCAAGGTTTGCATTGATCGTGTGGATCCGTTGTCAATGCATTGGGATTCGGCCTCGTCTAAGCGCAATCTGAGTGATCGCAAGTGGCAGATTCACGTAGCCAAGATGACGCGCGACGAGGTTATTGATCGTTGGCCGGACAAAGAAAGCGAGCTAATCGCTAGCACGGACATCGATTCGTCAAACCTTGATGACACTGACGTAAAGATTGTCAATCCGAACGACGCTTACAAGGGTGACGCGTTCCGTAACGACAATGCAGAGATGGAAGTGCTGCACTATCAGTGGTACGACTCAGAATGCTTCTATAAGGTGCTTGACCCCGTAACAGGGCAGTTGCAAGAACTTGGCGAAGAGGAATTCTCAGTAGTATCTGAACGCATGGCCGCGCTGGGGCAACCAGTACGCAGCGCGAAAATGACAAAACGCGTCTACAAACGCGCGTTTATGTGCAACAAGGTTGAGCTTGAAAGCGGATTAGCGCCAAGTCAGAAGGATTTCACGTTTCAAGCCGTAACAGGCATGCGTGATCGCAACAATAAGACATGGTACGGCGTTGTCCGTGCGATGGTTGATCCGCAGAAGTTCAGCAACAAGACCTTCTCGCAAATCGAATTCATCATTCGTTCAGGCGCTAAAGGCGGCTTGATGATTGAAGAGGGCGCGGCAAAGAATCCGCGTGCGCTTGAGAAACAATGGTCTGAGACTGCCTCTGTTGTTGAGTTCAACGAAGGTGCGTTGAGCGCTGGCAAGGTGCAACCTAAGCCTACTCCTGAATATCCAATGGGTATGCAGAACCTAATGGATTTCTCGGTCAACTCGCTTGATGCTGTGTCTGGTGTGAACCTTGAAACATTAGGCATGGTTAGCCGCGAGCAAGCGGGTTACCTTGAGGCGCAGCGCAAACAAGCAACGCTCACCATTCTCGCGCCACTGTTTGACTCGTTGCGTCGTTACCGCAAGGCACAAGGCCGTGTGTTGGCTGACTTCATCCAAAACTTCATTTCTGATGGCCGCTTAATCCGTGTTGTCGGAAAAGACGGTGGCGAGCAGTACATCCCGTTGCTACGTGATGACTCGACGATGACTTATGACGTTATCGTTGACGAAGCCCCAACATCGCCGAACAACAAAGAGCGCACATTCGTTGTGCTCAAAGAAATGTTCCCGCTGTTGCAGGCTGCTGGCATTCAGCCACCACCGGACACGCTCAAATACTTGCCGCTTCCTGAGTCGTTCATTGCCGCGATGCAGAAACAGATGCAAGAGGCAAAAACCAATCCACCGCCTAACCCAATTCAGATGAAAGCGCAGGCTGATATGCAGCAAGCGCAGATGAAGATGCAAGGCGACATGCAGAAACTCCAGATGCAACTTAATCAGTTGATGCAGATGGAGCAGATGAAGCAGCAAGGCCGTTTGCAAGAAGTTCAGATGAAGGCGCAATCCGACATTACGCAAGAACGGATGCGCACGCAAGGCCAAATCATTCAAGAGCAGATGCGCGGTCAAGTCGATCAACAGACCGAACTTGTCACGCAGGACGCTCAATTGCGCGCTGACGTACTGATGGAACAAATCAGAGCAGCGCGCGCGCCAAAGTATTCGGGTCAACCGATCCAGTAGCGCCTAAGCCGCACGGCGTGAGCCTTCGGGCGACGCGGCATTACAAGGAAACACCATGTCTGATACTGACGCACTGCCAGTAGGCGAAACTACGGCTGACGCTCCCGAGAGCGAGATTCCCGGACTGACCGCACCAGAGGTAGAAACACCAGCGGCAGAAACAGAGCCAGAACAACCGGCTGAACAGCCGCAGAAGATGGTTCCTTACGACGCGTTGCACGAAGAGCGGCAACGGCGCAAGGAAATCCAGCAAGAGCTACAACGCGACCGAATGGAGCGCGCTCAACGTGACGCAATCCTAGAGCAGCGATTGGCGCAACTGGCGCAAGCCAACCAACCAAAAGCGCCGCAGGTTACATACGAAGATGACCCTGTTCGCTATTTGGCGATGCAGAACGAAGCGACGCAGCAAGAGTTGCGAAACCTTCGCCAAGAAGAGCAACGACGCGAGCAAATGGCACAGCGAGCCTGGCAAGAGCAAGCGTTTACGCAGCACGTCGTTACGCACGAACAAGAGTTTGCAACAAAGACGCCTGATTATTTCGAGGCTATCAACTTTGCAAAGCAGAACCGCGTTAAGCAGCTTATGATGCTCGGATTCGACGAGGCATCAGCTACGAACAACGTGCAAATGGAGGCGGCGCAACTAGCCGCGAACGTTGCGCGACAAGGCGGCAACCCGGCGCAAGTTGGGTACGAATACGCGAAGTCTCTAGGCTATCAACCAAAGGCGGCGCAAGCCACGCCGGAACAGAAGCTACAGACAACGCAAAAGGGCTTAGAGGCTTCCAAATCTCTAAGCGGCGGCAGTGCAAAAGGCGGCAATTTGTCGATTGATGTACTTGCCAAGATGTCGAACGAAGAGTTCGACGCTTACGTGAATAAGCACGGCTGGGAAAAAGTAGCTGGCTAAGGCCGAATCCCGCTAAATCTCTGGTGCCCCTCAGTTAACGGGGCTACTTACTGCGTGACCGACTCACGAAAAACAGCGGACTGAACGCAAGAGCCACAGCGATACGGCTCGCAATCAATCCCTTTATTTTTTGGAGTCCTCATGGCAACCACATCCTATGGCGTCAACGACGCCCTTGCCGTCAAACTGTGGAGCAAAAAGCTCTTCGTTGACGCGCTCAAAGAAACCTCTTACCAACAATTCATCGGCAAATCGGCCTCATCGCTGATTCAAGTCAAAGACGAAACCAGCAAAGGCGCTGGCGACAAAATCACATTCGGTTTGCGCATGCAACTGTCTGGTGATGGCGTGCTTGAAGATGGCACGCTCGAAGGTAACGAAGAAAGCCTTACCACTTACAGCGATTCGGTAACCATCAACCAATTGCGCCACGCAGTACGCAGCGCAGGGAAGATGTCCGAACAGCGCGTTCCTTTTAGCGTCCGTGACGAAGCAATGTCCGGCCTGAAAGACTGGTGGGCTAACCGTCTGGATACCGCGTTCTTCAACCAATTGTGCGGCAACACCGTGCAAACGGACACGCGCTACACAGGCAACGTCGCAACAATCGCAGCTACTACCAACCGCATTAAACGCGCTGGCGGTGTTGCTAACGATCAATCGTTGACGTCAACCAACACCTTTAACCTGAACCTTATCGACGCATGCGTGGAAGCGGCTCAAACCATTTCGCCTACCGTGCGCCCGATTCGTGTGAACGGCAAAGAGAAGTACGTCATGTTCTTGCACCCTTATCAGGTGTACGACATGCGCACAAACACCAGCGAAGGCCAATGGCTCGACATCACCAAAACGGCAATGCAGGGCGGGAAAGTCGCAGACAACCCAATCTACAACGGCGCGCTCGGTGAATACAACGGCGTGATTCTGTTCGCAAACTCGCGCGTGACTAACGGCGTCAACAGTTCCACGGGGGCTGCGGTTTCTACCGCTCGTCGCGCTGTGTTCTGTGGTGCTCAGGCAGGCGTCATTGCTTATGGCCGTGACTCCGTCGGCGGCGAAAACATGTCATGGGTTGAAGAACTCTTTGACTACGAAAACCAACTCGGCGTGTCGGCTGGCATGGTCTTTGGCATGAAGAAAACTCAGTTCAATTCTGAGGACTTCGGCACCATCGTTCTGCCTACCTACGCAGTCGCACACTAGGAGCATTGACCATGAGTCTTGAACGCCAATTTCACACTCAGCAGATTCACTTTCTGCGCACGAACATCAGCTATGCGGACGGCGTAGGCAAGGTTTACACCTTGGGCGCTATCCCTGCTGGTTCGCAAATCGTTCAATCGCTTTCGGGCGTATTCGTCAACACCGTATTCAACGCAGGCACAACTAACGTGCTTGACATCGGCACGACGGCTAATGATGATTTGTATGCGACCGACTTAGCGCTCGGCACGAAGGCATTTGTCGCTATTGACGAGGCGGCTACGGCTACCGATGTCAATACGTGGTATGTGTCCTCGGCTACCACGCTGACGGCCACGCTGTCGCTTACCGGCACCGCTCCCACTACGGGCGCTGGTGTCGTTGTAATCGCCTACATCCCTAATATCTAGGAGGCGGTATGCCTACTGGAAAACAGGACAAAACGCGTAATCAGCTTGTCGTAGTTGAAAAGCTGATTACGCGTCAAAATGCAGCGTCTTATGCGACCGCTGGCGCAATAACGTACACCGCAGCCGATATCCTCGGCGGCATCATCGTACGTGATTGCGCTGGCGCTGGTCGCTCTGACGTACTGCCTACAGCCGCTTTGTTGGTTGCCGCGATGGATCGTCCCTGTATTGGAGACGTTCTCACCGTGGGAATCATCAACGGCTCGGACGCAGCGGAAACCATCACGCTAGGCGCGGGTACGGGCGGTACGTTTGATACCAACCAAACCGCAACTTCGCGTGTGATTCCGCAAAACTCATCGAAAGATGTGTACATCCGCATTACCGGCACTGTAGCCGGTTCAGAGGCGTATGTCGTCTACGCGTGACCCGTGTAGACGCAGAGCGAAATGGGCGCTAACACCGCCCGTTTCTGCCCCTGTTGAGAAACGGGAAACGCTAACACTCAAGAAGTCAAAGAAGGCTAAAGATGGCAACTTACGGTGACATGCAAACCCGCATCGCCGCTGAGATTGGCCGCGTCGATAGCACGACCGCACTCAAGAACTCGATTCAAGATGCGATTACCGGCTTCAAGAATTGGCGTTTCCTGTTCAACGAGTTATCCGACACGCTCACAACCATCGCTGGCACGTCGGATTACACAACGTCAAACGGACTCCCAACGGGGATTATCGAAATTGACGAGATGACCGTAGCTTACGGCGGCGCAACACTCACATTGAGCGAGCTAACCGCATCGCAATACGCAATTCGTAACGCATCTATTCCACAAACGCAGGGCGTGCCTACCTACTACTCCTGGTACGGCGAAACACTGCGGTTGTACCCAACACCAGACGCCATCTATACGGTGACGATGCTCTATCACGGCGAACTGTCCGCGCTTTCTGCGGATGCAGACACAAACGCTTGGACGAATAAAGGCGAGGTGTTGATTCGCAACACGGCCAAGGCTGATTTGTGCGCAAACGTGCTCCGTGACCCACAAGCGGCGCAGCTAGCGCAATCGACGGCTGACCTCGCATTCAGGGCGCTGCGTAGAGAGTACGAATCACGCACTCTTACCGGGCGGCTTGACCCTAACGACTAGGAAGAAAAATGAATACCAATCCACCAGCCGCGCACGTTGCTGTAACGCCTAGCGACGCGACAATCTTAGACACAGGCTGTAAGGGCTTGATTATCGGCGGCGCTGGCAACTTGTCGTATTGGACAAGAACAGGCCCAGCGCTAATCAGTGCCTTGCCGGTTGTGGCCGGTCAAACGTTGGTTGGTGAAGTGACGCGAGTCATGTCTACGGGAACCACCGCCACCAACATCATTGCAATGTACTAATGATTTCTCTCGGCCTGAACATTTGGACGCCTACGCGGACGGGCGGCGGCGGTTTGCCTGTTACCGCCAATCTTGCAATATGGCTGCGCAAAGGTGGCGCATCGGGCGCAACGTGGACAGATAGCAGTAGCAACGGCAGAACGATGACGCTTAACGGCTCTCCGACTGTTGGGGCTGCGTCGGTCACATTCAACGGATCATCTCAATGGGGCGTTGTGACTGGCGGCGTCGTGAACGTTTTCCCCGGTGATTACACGCTGTACATGCGCGTCAAGCCTATTGCTTGGACGGCTGACGCTTATTTGTTTTCGGGCCAAATCGGGCGTGCTTCGATAGCGATGAAAACGGCAACGCCAACGATTGCTTACACCGATTCTCTCAGCTCTGTTCAGGCTTCTACAAGCGCAAGTGTTGGCGCGTTCAGCAGCATCTGCGGACAATTCACATTTGCCACTAGCGCGGTTTCTTTGACGGTTAACGGAGTAACGAATACAGGGACGCTTGCAAGTCCAAACGCTGCGGCGTCATTCACGATAGGCGCGAAACAAGGTGGCGCGTCCGGCTGGTCGAACATCGAAGTTGTTGAGGTCATCGGGTACACGGGCATTCATAGCGCCCCGGAACGCGACCTAATGATTGCGTACTTAGGAACGCTGTAAATGCTGACATGGCAAAACACCGGCGACCCATGTACGCCGGAAACGGTCGCGTTCGTTAATCACCTAATGCCTACGCGCACGGGTTACACCGTTGGCCTTGGCGTGTCTGGGATGACCTTTAGTAATCCAGAGGTCGTTACCGCTGACAACACGAACTATTCGCCGCGCGGGCTGAGTTATTTCGACTCGACATCTACGCAGCAACTTGTTTACACCATCTCCAAAAAGATCATCAAGTACCCCGGCAACACAGACGTTTCGCGGGGTGTTGCGTACACGAACGGCAATTTCTCATTTGCCCAATGGCGTGACCGAATCTATGGTGCGAACGGCGCTGATGCGCTCCAAAAAGCCACTACGGGCAGCTTTGCGGATGTATCTGCAACGGCTCCGAAGTTCACGCGTATTGCGGTTGCTGGTGAGTTTTTAGCGGGCATTGGTCTGGTTGCTGACTACGTAGGCTCCGTGCGCACGGTTACCGCTTCCCCCTATATCCTGATGATTTCAGGCGTAGGCAACCCCGATCAATTCGACGTAGACATCGATACGTCAGCGTACTACCAAGACATTTACGACACGGGCGGGCCATTAACGGCAATCGCGCGTTTGCGTAACTTCTTCGTTGTTTTCCAAAAAAGCGGCGTGTACGTCGTTGAGAACGTGGGTGGTACGGAAAAGTGGTCAATCCGCTGTGTGACTGATTACTACGGCTGCGAATGGCCTGATTCGGTCATCGAAGTTAACAACGTTCTCTATTGGATTAGCCCGACACGCGGCGGTGAAGTTGTCGCATTCGACGGCTCGCAAATCACGCCACTGTCTACAGCTTTGTCTGCGTTGCCGATTTGCGACGATTCGTCCGTTTACGAAAACGGATTTCTTTCTGGCTCACCGGGAACGCAGTTCTTAGGCGGCATCACCGCTGCGACGGACGGCGAAACAATCACTTGGCTGCGCCTGATTGAAAGCGGCGGCTTCGGTATTGTGCAGCCTAGTTGTGAGCGGATTTACATGAACATTCCGACGTCACGATTCGGCTACACAAGCGGCCTAGGCGCTGCTTTGCGCGACCCTATCGCGGTGTTTTCCAACGCTTCGCAATCAAGCATGCTTTGCGTGTACCCGACGCAGTTATCTAGCGGTGACAATCGTTTTGTTGTTGGGGCTTTAGCGCCTGACGACAGCTTGGCAAACAGGGCGTTTGCGGTTTTCTACCGGCGCGGCAATGCGCAAGTGAAGATTAGCAACGTTGACTTACTGTTTTCTGAGTACGCAGATAAGACCAACATGCCTCCAATGGGTTCGGGAACGGCATTCCCATTCCCCGCATTGAGCGAAAACCCAACGCTTTACTGGGTTTCGTCACAAGTCACAGGGCAAACGTACTCGAAGCCTGAAAGCATCTCTTACACGCAGCCCGCAGGCGTGTGGAACTCCACAACGCACTCATTCGATATGCCGTCGGCTACCGCGCGTAGCTTGTCGGCGAAGTCCTTCATGTTCCAGCTGCTTGTTCAACCGATTAACTCACTGACTGGCTTCCAAATTAACTACGTACCGTCTGGCACAGGGCAGACAGGCGGAAAGGCTGGCGCATGGCAGTAGTTGACCCGCGCCTACCGCGCCCGTGGCAAACGCACAACACGCCTACAGAAAGCGATTTCTCGCGCCTGCTTCGTCGATTGGACGAGCTATTCCGAGACATCTTGCGGCGCATCGGTGCGCTTGAGGATTCTTCGGGCAGCGGGTCAAGCGCGACAGCAACGCAAGTGACGCTCACTGTTTCCCCTACCGCAACTGGCGTGACGGAATTCACGATTATCGACGCATCGGTTACAGCAACTAGCAAGCTGTTTGCAACGCTCGTTGCTGAGTCAGACGCGGAAAACGACGCCGAACAAATCATTGATGACGACATGAAAGTTTTAGCTATCCCCGGCGCTAGCTCGATTCGCTTCCTACTGTCGGCAAACGGCAAATTTGTCGGGCCATTTAAGGTTAACTATCAGGTGTTTGCATGAGCATTATTAAGAACGACGCGGCGGCGACAGTCCCCGTTCGTGAGCGGCGATCAACCAGCGGGACACTCGCAGCGCTTAACGCGGAGGTGGTGCTAGACATCAACGGCGACGAATCGGCGCTTGTCCATATTCAGTCCACAGCGTTTATCGGCACGCTTGAATTCACCGGATGCAACAACGCTGATTCAACGCAATACTTTCCCGTTGCCGCGTATCCGTATTCAATCGGTTGCGCAGGCGGAACAATTCCACTTGCGGGGCAGCCGCTGCTGATTCACGCGCTTGTCGCTGCGAATACAGCGACCGTTTACGCGGTGCCTGTCGGACAGTTGAAAAAGCTGCGTGTGCGCGCTTCGTTGTTTACGTCCGGCTCGTGCGTGTGCTCAATCACGACCGACACGCAAAAGAGCTTAAACACTGCAATTGCAGTAAAGCCCAGTACGTTGCACGTCACGGCTACGGCGGCTGTTGGTCTGACGATCACGGCCACGTTGCCCGCTGTTTCTGGCCTTCGCCACATTATCGACTTTATCCAAGTCACACGCAGCGCAACAGCCGCGCTAGCCACTTCCGCAACGCCTGTACTCGTCACGACGACCAACCTACCCGGCTCGCCCGTGATGACGTTCGGCTCTGACGCGGCGGGTATCGGCATCGACAAAGAGGTGAAGTTGGATTTTGGCTCGACTGGTCTAGCTGCAACCGCGCTAGGCACGGCAACAACCGTTGTTTGTCCGGCTTATGCGGGCGTCATTTGGCGTATCAACGTCTGCTACCGCCTCGGTCTGTAAATGTACTTCGTGCAAGTCCTACCCACTCATGAAGATTGGGAACGGATGGCGCACGGCCTAAAGCGCATCGACCGTAAGAGCGAAGCGCACATGAGCCAGAGTTTAGAAGAGGTTCACCGCGAAGTAACACGCGGAATAGCCAATTGGTACGTCATCAAAGATGGCGACGAAGTGCTAGCTGATATCGTATTAAAGACTCTCCAAGAAGATGACAACCGGACGCTTTACGTATGGCTCGCATTCGGAAAAAGAATGCGTGATTGGTCTGAACTTGCGATGGCCTCGTTCGTGAAAGTAGCGCACGCAAACGGTTGCTCAAAGCTCCGCTATTGCACGTCACGCGCAGAAATGATTCGACTCTTTACCGGCACCGCTCAGGGCTGGACACACACACACGTTTTTGAAAAGGAAATTTGACCATGTCAAAGAATCAAGGCGGCTACTCGTCGCAACCAATGGGCGGCGGTTACGGTATGGGCGGCGGCATGGGTGGCTACGGAGGCCAAAACCAAAGCGGCGCACCGGGTGGCTACAGCATGCCCGGCTACCAATCAAGCCAGAACTACGGTTACCGACCGCAGCAATACGGCGGCTTCGGTGGTGGCTTCGGGAACCAAGGCGGCGGCAATGGCGGCGGTGGCCCTATGGGTAGCCAGATGTACCAAAACCCGCCGCAGAGCGGCTGGTGGGGCAGTCCGTCGGCTAACACGCCGTACCAAAACCCCGGCACGACCGGAACGCCAAACCCGTTTCAAGGCTTCCCGTCAGGCTACGCGCAACAGGGCGGTTTCTCTCGCTTTGCTCGCACTCCTCCGCAGCGCGAAGGATTCGGCGGTATGTCCACAAACGACCTGCTTGCGCCTCCGCCGATCAATTACGACGTTCAACAACCAGCGCCGACGGATTACGCGATGCAAGACGGCGCGTTCAACGGCAAACAAAACTTTACGCTGGGGTAAATCATGGGCAAAAGCGCGCCGTCAAATCAATCGGTCACACAAAGCACGGTACCCGAAGAATTCCGACCGTACCAGAATCAAATCTGGAACTACGGGATGAACGCTATTGGCGATATGTCGCCAGAAGATACGCAGTCCCCCTACGGCGACGTTGCGGGCATGAATCAGTCCCAACTTACGGCGCTCGGCATGACGCAGGGTCTAGCCTTGTCCGGCTCTCCGCTGCAAATGAACGCGCAAGGCTACGCAAACGAACAGCTTCAAGGCGGCGGGTTCAATCCTTACGCAACCGAAGCGAACGCCTACATGGGGCAGAACCCGTTTCTCGACAAGATGGTGGGTGACGTCACTGGCAGCATGACTGATGCTTACGAATCGGGAACTCGCGCGACGCGTGACGCTCAATTCGCGCGCTCTGGTGGTTACGGCTCGTCGGCGTGGGACGCACAGCGCACCCGTGACGAAGGCGCATTTGCTGGCGCATTGGGCAGCACGGTCAATAACCTGTACGGCGATCAGTACAACAAATCAGCGCAGCTTTACGAGCAAGGCTTAAACCGCGCAACGACGGACTACCGCCAAGGCCAACAGAACAATAACGCGCTACTCGGCATGGTTCCCGGCCTACAGAACATGGATTGGCAGAACATTGAGAAACTTATGGGCGCGGGTGACCGCGAATATGCGTACTCGCAAGCCAATCTCGACGCACTGAACAACAACTGGAACAACTACAACAACTTCGGGTTGAACCAGACCGACCGTTACGGCGCATTGCTCCGCAACATCCTAGGCACGTCGGGACAATCAACGACGACAACCAGCGGCGGCGGTGGTGGCATGGGCGGCATGCTCGGCGGCGGTCTTATGGGCTTGCTCGGCGGGATGATGTAGATGTTCATCATCGATGACCTTCTGCTAGCTATGGCGGCTGAGGCTGCGGCTTCAGCTGCGGCAGGCACGGCTGCGACGGCTGCGGCTACCGCGCTCCCTGCTGCTGGTATGGCCGCAACGGGCGGGCTATTAGGTACAGGTGCGGGTGCATTTGGCGCTAGTGCTTTGCCTGCTGGCCTTGGAGCGTTGGAAGGGTTAGGCGCTGGTGGTGGGTTGCTCGGTTCAGCGGGGCAAGGTATCGGCGGGTCATTGGCCGCAGCAGGTATGCCCGCGTCTACCGCTCCATTCTCCGCAATGCTTTCCCCTTCGACTATCGGCTCTTACGGACTAGGCGAAGCGGCTACGGGTGCGGCCGGAAATGCCGCTAGTGGCGGTCTTGCGCAACAGTTTCCCGGTGTGACCGAATTTATGCAAAACAACGGCATGCTTGGTCACGTTACCGATGCAACGGGCGGCATGGAAACCGCAACGACCAACCCTAACAACGTGGGCGGCGGTCTTTTGGGAAATATCAAAAACAAGTTTGGGGCAATGAACGGCAAAGACCTGATGCTCAACGGCATGAAGATGGCAGGACAAGCAATGTCACAACCGCAGCAACAACCAGCGCCACAAGGCCGCGCGCAATCGCCATACCAAGGCCAACAGCAACCAATGGCACCGACTAACACGTTAGAGGCTCAACGCAAAAAGCGTGACGAGCTTTTACGCCAAATGATGGGGATTCGATAATGGCACGTAATGGAGACGGCGGCGAACTTCGCCCAGACCCGAAATATGCAGGCACAGTCGGCGACCCGAATTGGTGGCCGTATCAAAGCGAAAAACCTACAGACCCTAACCGGCTTTTGGCTGGGCAGCAAATGTATGGCACAGGGATAGCGGCGTATTTGTTTGGTGCGCCTCCCGATTACCAACCGCTGCGACCGCGCGACCCTAACGACAACTGGGGAATGCCGAACAACCAAAACCCAGTAGGCGACGGTAACGATTACCTACGGAACTCATCATCTAACCCGCCGTCTAATCCACCCGGCAACCCCGGCGACGGTCGCAGCGCACCACCAGCGCCCGTACTTAACGGCACGGTACTGCAACCCGCTTCAATGACGTATCAGCCGCGCGGGACGTACAACGGACTTCCTCAAGCCATGCCGAAACCGGGTGCTGCTGTTCAGCCTCCTCCTGGCGGCGGTTTGCTCGGTAGTGCTCCACAGCAGCTATCCGGCGCACCATGGAAAGCAGGCCAATACAGCAACTTTGGCGGCTCGTACCTACACGCACAGGCTCCCCGTGGCGTTGAAAACTACCAATACCCGGCAACACCGGGCGGCGCTGTTGCGCGTACTCAAGGTTCTGGCCTTCCACCTTTAACGACCAATCCGGCACCAGACCCCGGCAACGGCACGCCTGTATCTCCTGAAGAAAAGCGAGCAAAGGCGCTGCAATCTGGCGCGCTGTATCAACCGCGCCAATTCGCTAACTATCAGGAAGCGGGCGTTACGTTGCCTTACCGCAATCAATTTGAGCAGTACGCATTGAGCACTGTTCAGGGTCAACCGTGGATGCCTAATTTCAGCTACATGAGCAAATACGGCACGGCTCCCCCTCCTTTGCAACAGAAATTTATGGGTCTTTTAGGCGGCGGCGGAGGTGGTGGCAATGGCTGATTACAGTATGGGCGGTTTGCTCGGCATGCCTTCAATGGAAGTTACCGAAGAGGACAAACGCCAGGCGCTTAAACAGATGCTCATGCAAATGGGCATGGGCATGGTTGCGAACTCACACAAGGGCAATCAGGCCGCGCTAGGCGCTGGTTTGCTCGGAGGCGTTCAGGGCTACCAACAGGGCTTAATGGGGCCAATGAATCGCTTTGAACAAGCGAAGCAACGGCTCGATTTTGAAGGCAAGCAGCTGGGCAACGCCAAGACAAGCGAAGAGCTTGCGAAGATGCGGCGTGAAGCTGGCGACTACTCCAAGCAGAACGACTTCCTGTCGATGTTGAGCAATCCAGCAGCGCTATCAATGATGGGCGGCGGCGGGCCAACTAACGCAGCGCTAGATCGCGCGTCGCAGTTCGCAAACAATCCAGCGGCGGCATTGTCAGACCCTAATGTGAACTTGCGCGCATTGGCCGCTCGCGTTGACCCTAAGCAACTAGGCGCGGCACTGGAAAACACACGCCCATTCGCTATGGATGCTGGCAAGACATACCAATACGGCGACGGACGCGAGCGCTACATTCCGAAGTTGGGCGAAGGTATCCGACCGACCGCAAACGGTGGCGCTGAGATGATGCCGGGCTATGACATTGCGCAGAATCGAATGAACTACGCGACCAAATCCGGCGATCTCGCGGCGCAGTTGAACTACGACCGCGCGAAACTCCCGTATGACGTTAGCCGCGCTGGTGGCGTTGCTGATGCAGAAGCAGCGGCGCGCGATAAATACAACTTCCAGACCATAACCGACGAAAACGGCGATCCGTATGTGATGACCAATCCGCAGGCTCGGTCGCGCATGACAACCAATAACTTTCCGGGCGCTCGTGTGTCTCCAGCGCAACAAGCGCAACGCGATCAAGTGCGCCGTCAAATCTTGTCGTCAGAAGGTCAAGACCCTAACACGCCTACGCGCATCAACGACCAGCCGGGCGCTGGCTTTGCTCCGCAACTGAACGGACTATCAGGAATCAAAGGTCAATCGGCGGCTAACAAGGTACAAGGCGACGAGCTGGCGAAGGGTTACGCGAAGGTTTACGAGGACTTGCGCACGAAGTCGTCTGACCTAAGTTCTATAACCAATAAATACAAGCAAATTAACTCACTATTAGGCGACCTCGACGGCGGCAAACTCACGCCAACGATGACAGATATTGCATCGGCGGCTAACTCGCTCGGCTTCAAAATCGATAAAGACTTGCCAAACAAAGAAGCAGCACGCAACTTGACAGCTTCGCTTATGGGCGAATTCAAGTCGATTCTTCCGGGGCCAATGTCTGACTCGGATCGTAAGTTTTTGCAGTCGATCCCGCCGGGAGAGGCAAACACCGCCAAAGGGCGCGAAAAGATTCTTGCGATCACAGAAAAATTCGCGCAACGCGCGGCGCAAGAGCAAGAAATGGCACAAAAATGGATCATCAAATACGGGCGGCTAACTCCCGAATTTGAGCAGCAGTTGAATTATTGGCGTCGTAACACGAGCGTTATTGCACAATGAAATTAGACCAAGACATTTTTGGCTCTGCGGACACTGGACAGCTTGACCCTGAGATATTCACCAAGGTCAAGCTGCTAAGGGTTGCGCAATCTGAACCACCGCAGGCATATGTGCCGGACGAGGGCGTTATTCAATCCGCGCTTATCGGAACCGGACGAACGTTCGACCGTCTGGGCGCTGGCATGCAACAGCTTTACTACGGCGCGACCGGAAACGACGCGCGCCTAGCTGAGATTAAGGCCGATCAGGACGAAAAGACCAAGCTGTATCAGCCACTTAAAAACGCACGTCCGTGGGCTACAGGCATAGGCGAAGCGCTCCCGGCTATGGCCGTCCCAATGGGCGGCGCGGCAACGTCACTAGGCTCGCTGGCAGGCCGCATGGCGCTAGGCAATGCCGCGTTAGGCGGTATGGAGTATGGCAGCGTTGAGGAGCGCGCTAGAAACGCAGCGATGCAAGGTGTCGGCGGCGGCTTAGGTGCCGTCGCTGGCAAGGCGCTAGGCTCTGGTGCTGCAAGGTTGTTGAACCTGCAACCAGTACGCGGCACGGCTACAGCCGCACAAAAGGCAGCGGCGGCGGTCTTGGATAACGCGGGCGTCCCAATGTCGATAGGCGAGCGAACCGCAAGCCGTGTAGCGCGCGGCATGGAGGATGCGTTTAGCGTAATCCCTGCAACCGCTGGCAAAGCGCAGGCCGCAAAAGCAGCACAGCAAACGGCCTTAAACCAAGCTACCGCGCGCCTTGCGGGAGTGAACAACCCGGTCGCCAGCATCACGCCCGATATAGCCGACGCAGCGCGCCAAGGCGCAGGCCGCGCGATTGGGGACATTGCAGAGCGTAACGCGCTAGCCGTGAATTCTCCCGTTATGAAGGGTTTGATTGAACTCAAGAACGAAACAGAGCGATTCGCCGCGCCTGAAATTTCCAGAACCGTTGGCGCTCGTATCGATCAGGCGCTAGCTAAGATAGAAACCGACGCGGCGGGCAATTTAACGATCCCCGGCAGGACTTACCGCGAATTGCAATCGGCCATTGGTAAGCAAATGAAAAGCGCGAACGGCGATCTTAAAGGGTATCTGGGTGCGTTGCGTGACACGTTGCGCGATGGCATGAATGGCAGCATCTCGAAAGCCGACAAGCTAGCGTGGGAAAAAGCCAACAAGACCTACCGCAACGCCATTGCTTTGCAAGACGTTGCCGCGCGCTCTCCATTGGGTGACATATCCCCGGCGGCATTGTTCCAAGCCGGGAAAAAAGGCACGCCAGAAATGCGGGAGTTAGGAGCAGCCGCAAGCGCGATGATTAAGCCGCTCCCGTCAAGTGGAACGGCTGAACGGTCGTTTGCGATCAACATGGTTACAAACCCGTTGGCTGCTGTCACTCAAGGTGTTGCGGCTTTGCCTGCTATGGGCGCTCAATGGGCGCTAAACAAAGCAGGACAACGTCCAAACGGATTAGCGCAGCTTCCTGAATGGCTGCTAAATACGCCGGGAATCCTCGGGGGATACGGGGGCGGGCTTCTTGGCTCTACGTCTCCATACATGGCGTACCCGAAATAAGACCTCATAACCACGCGGCCAATACTTCTTCAAGACCCATTGGCTACCGTACATAAGCACAGTCCACACGATAAGCCCTAGGACTGAGGCGACAGCCGCGCCAACGATTCTTTCCATTCCAAAACTATACCCGCTTCGGCGGGTTTTTGCCATGACCAAACACGAAGCAACCGTAGAACTCATCAAAGCCGCGCCACCGTTAGCGGTTGTCGGAACGTCCGTAAGTGGCGCTATAGCGTGGCAGGACATCGCTTACGCCATGACCGCGCTTTGGCTCGCTATCCAGATTTCATGGTTCATCGGCGTTCGGATTTACCGATGGCGCAACAACAAGCCGCTCGATACGGTACGGGGTGACCAATGAAACTAATCGACAATTGGCGCGCTGTCATCACCAAAAGCTGGTCATTCTGGCTAATGGTGCTGTCTGCCGCTTTGGGTGCTGCTGAATTGGCGCTCCCCCTGTTTAACGGGGTTTTCCCTCAAAAGGTATTCGCCACGGCCTCAATGGTATTGGGCGTTGCCGCTGCGGTCGCTCGCGTGGTGTATCAGGCCACATTGCACGAGGAGAAAAGCGATGTTCGCTAGATTGCTCGCGGCGCTCCTCGCGCTATTCGCCAAAAAGCCAACGGTCGCAGCACCGATACCAACCTACACGCCTACGCCTGAACCCATAAAGCGACCGACAGGCAAAGGCGCTGCAATCGGCGGCGTGGCTGGCGCGGCGACCATCGCGGCAATTGTGGCGTTTATCGGCCCGTGGGAGGGTAGGCGCTACACAGCCTATCAGGACATCGTGGGCGTTTGGACAATCTGCGAAGGGCACACGAAAGGCGTCAAAGCTGGTGACGTTGCAACCGATGCGCAGTGCGACGAAATGGCCGCTCAGGACGTTGCAGAACACAACGCAGGCATTCGTGCATGCATCACGCGGCCAATGCCTCAAAACGTCGAAATCGCTTTTACAAGTTTGGCGTTTAACGTCGGTGTTGGCGCGTTCTGCGGGTCTACCGCGCTACGTCGCTACAACGCTGGCGACGATACGGGCGCATGTGATGCGCTCAATATGTGGAACAAGGCAGGCGGGCAAGTCGTTCGCGGCCTCGTCAATCGGCGCGCAGCCGAATCTGCGCTTTGCAAAAAGGATTGAATCATGGATAACCAACACCGCAAAATCACTGGCTACCGCGAACTTTCGCAGGCAGAAATTGACCTGATGAACCGCATCAAGGCTAAAGGCGAAGAGCTAAAGAGCCTTATTGATGACGTGAACGCATCTCATGCTGACGACGCTACTCAAGAGGCATTGACAAAAGCCGCAGAGTCGTATCGTTGGGCTGCAATTGCAAAAACGCACATGCAAGAGGGCTTAATGGCGCTCACGCGTGCCGTCGCCAAACCACAATCTTTTTAGGTGCAATCATGGCTGAATTTATTTTCGGTGTAGTAGTAGGCGCGACCGCGTGGCATTTCTTCGGCGCGATGGCAATTGAACTGGTGAAAACCTTGCTCAAAAAGAAAGATGCGCCATGACAGCGGTCTTAGCCCTGCTGACAAATCGTTACGTGCTGTACGTCGTTGGCTCGCTCGCATTGATGACTGGCGGCTATTTCGCGTGGCAGCATTACGTAGCTGAACCTTATCGACAGCAAGGGCGCGTAGAGATTCAGGCCAAATTCGACGCCCACAAAACCAAAGTGACAGCCGCAGCGGAAGCCGCACAAAAAGCCGTTGACATTCTGGCAGCGCAACACCTCGCTACCGCAAACGCAGCGAGTAGCAAATTCGACCGTCAGACCGTCGTTATCAACCAAACCACACAAGAGGCCAAACGTGTTATTGAAAGCGCTCCTATGCCTGATTGCGCTCTACCTGACGGGGTGCGCGACGCAATCAATACCGCCCGCCGTGGTGCTGCCGCCTCCGTTGGTGGTTCCTACGAGACTCAAGGAGCCGTGCGCGAAACCAGAAGAGACGAACGGCAAGCTCGCGAACCTCGCGCAACTGTCCGTTGACGACTCGCTGAACCTAGCCGATTGCGCTGGTAAACACGGCGCGCTTGTAACCATCATCAACGATTACCAAAAGGCTGTTAAACCATGAACCGATTTTGTTTAATACTGATTGCCGCAGTGCTCCTTATTTCAGGATGCGCAACTACTGATTCACGCCGAATCGACGCATGGAAAGCCGTAGCGCTGGAAGAGCAGAAATCCGAAGCGGCGAAGTGGGAGAGCTTAAAGGCGCTCGGACAGGGTGCAGATCCACACACTAAGGACAAGCTCGCAATGGCATGGATGGCCGCGTCAATGCAAGGTGGGCAGAAACAAGCCACGCCAATGCCTGCTGAGCCTGAATCTGGGTTTGACAAGGGTTTGCGCATGCTTGCGATTGTCGCGCCGATTGCGGGCAATGCTGGCGTCAACATCGTGCAGGCCATACAGGCTACTAAGATTGCGAAGTACAACGCAGACACGAACCGCGCTATCGCCGAAAGCCGGGACAAAGCCGAAACCGACCGCCTCATCGCAGCCGGAAAAGCGAACGTAGACATTGCAGGCAAGATTCAGGCACCGCCCGGAACGAACAACTATATCGGCGGCGACGGCGTAATCGGTGACGGCGTAATCAACAAGTTGAATCTGTGTCAGAACACCACCGGCACGGGTGGCAATGGCGGCAACAGTGCGCCGGGCGGTTCAGGCGGTACGAATGGCCCCGGCGGTAGCAATACAGCAGGCGCAGGCGCTCAGGGTGGCTCTGCGCCGTGCGCAATTACTAAGTAGTCTCGCTTGTGTCGGTTGCTATGCGCCGTCGCATTTCGCGGCGCGCACGGATTATTTTGCTGACGATCAATTGTCGGTCGTCAGCGGACGTAAACCACTCGTTCCAGCCGTAGTAGGTGCCCGCGATCTTCCACCGCAGTAGGTAGCCATGATCGCCCGTCGTGTCGTCGATGAGCTTTCCAAACGCAAACGGCCTAACGTCGGTCACCGGCTTTAGTTCGCGGGGTTTGAATGCTTTTGCCATGCGTCATTCTCCTACAGGTGCGCGCTCGGGGAATTTGCCCGTGTTGGTGAAATGTAACTCTGCCTCTAGTACCTTGAGGACTCGCGCTGCCAAGTGATGCACCGGATGCGAGTCATCAGCCAACACCTCGCTCCACTCTTTGATTTCGCGCTCTAGCGTTTCCTTTGGGCATGGCGTGGCGCGCAAGTATCCCGTCGCCGGGTCAACGTGTGTTTTTGGTTGGAGCATGCTTAGCATCAGTACAAATTCTCACTGTATAGTTTCTTCTCATCGCCGCCGCACCGATAGATGCGCTGACCGGCCGCAAGGGCAACCGTTAGCGCTTCCTCGCGCGTCATGAAAACGCCGAATTGGTCAATGAAGCCTTGTTCAAAACACTGTTTCAGCATTTGCTCGATAGGGAATTGAGCGGCAAGAATCTGTAGAACCATTGTCACATCACCATGACGCGCTCCGCAGAAAACAATCTCTGTTGGCTTGTGTAGTTCTGCCGCACAAACCACGCGGCGCTGTGTTGGCTCGGTCATTGTCCGCCCTCTCTCAACGGCGAGCCTTGCAGGTTGTTGCGGTTGAGGTAATCAAGGGCTTGCTCCGATAACCCGTCATGCGGCGATGCTCTTTTCAGCCCCCGGCGTAACCTGTTGACCAGCATCACAAGGTCGTCAACAGTTCCGCAGACTACGGCGGCGTCGCGCGCAAATGCCGCTAATTCCGCGTGCTCTGCATCGGTTACTTCGTACAGTGGATAGGCGCGATTTCTCACGGTTACGTGTAGCGGTTCACTCATTGCCCGCCCTCTACTTGCTCTAGGAGCGCGAGAACGCGCAGGCCGTGGGCTTTTAGGTCAATGCTCATTGGGTGTGCTCCATGCTTTCCGTCCCGGAAACAATGAGCATTCCAAACGTATCGCTTCCTACGTCTTGCGCATCGCGTCGCGAGCCAGTCCACGGGTTAAACAGCCATGCTAGTTTCCCGTGATGCTCGCGGTACTGCGCTGCATGGCTAGGGTATGGCTTAGACCAGCCTGACGCCGGGTCGAATTTCATGATTTCTGTTTGCGTGCTCATTTTCTCGCTCCATTGTTGGGATAGGGTTGCTTCATGCTGCGGCCTGTTCTAAAAGTTCGTCGAAAAACATAATCTCCATGCCAAGGCGATGCGCAAGATTCAGTTCGATCTGTGCGCCGTTAGAGCGCTCCCAGCCCTTGAGCATCACGATTGCGTCGCAGTCCACTAAGGCGCGAATGTCTGCCTTCATACAGTCGTTCCACGAAGTATTTGGCGTGTTCAGAGTCGCGGGATTGACGGCGGTATAGCCGCGCGATTCCATCTCTTTCGCTGCGCTCGCAAACGCGGGAAAGTTGAAGTCTTTGATTCCCGTCATCGGGCCAGAAACGTAGACCTTCATAGCGCGGGACGCGCCAAAAGGCGGTATTTCGTGTCTGTATCGCCTTGGATCCAGACAGTCCAGCAAACCTCCATGGTTGGAGCACCGCCACGTTCGCCGCCCATGAAATCGGGACGCCACGTCAACGCCAGCGTTTCGCAGTATGTACTCCGACAGAGCGAAGGCAATATCCGTCTTTTGGTTCTTTGTCCACAGCGCGCCAACACCGGTGTACTGGATTGGACTTTGCCCCAACTTCTCTATGATGAAGTCAACGCTCAACCCGCGCTTTAGCCCTAGAACCTCATTGAGTTCTGTCGTGCTGAATAATTCCGCGTCAAATCTGCTCATACTTTCTCCGTTGAAATTGTTTCAGCTTTGCGTTTGTGTCTGCTGTTCAATCGCTTATTGTTCGCCGCCTTGAGTTCCATTGACGGGCAATCAAAAAACCACCCCTTGATTACGCCGTTCTTTTTGCCCCACTTGCTGCGCATCCAATTCACCCACGCTCGATATTCAGTTGATGCTTTCATGCGCTACCTGTTGGTTCTGGTTGGTCATGCTGCGGCTGTGGGAACTTGTACGGCTCGCCAACGAACGATTCCCGCGTGTAGGTTGTCGGAAATGCGCCTCGTGAATGCGGCTCCGCTTTGGCGTAGCGACAGACGTATTCGCCCGACCGATCAGGCACAGCCCTAGTCCACTCGTGAGAGGGCGGCATTAAATCAGCCGCATCGACGCCGATTAGCACTTGCACGGCGGCCATAAATTCATCGGGGTCGTGGTGCCCTTTGCTCATCACGATAAGCTCGTCGTTGCCTACGTGCTCGACTTGTAGCGGGTGCTTTTTCATGCTGCTGAATCCATTCGATCAATCTCCGCGATAATCAGCGCAGCGGCGCGCACTAGGTCTTGGCGTGGGCTTTTGGGTTTCCAAAACCGCATATCCCACGTCTCAGGCCAAGTGAGCGGGCGTTCGTTGTGCGTTAGCCGATTGGTGAATGTTGCATTTGCCGCGTAGCAAATTGCGGCGTTGGTTAGCTCGTGCCGTTTGTGCTGCGCGTCATGCTCTGGCGTCCAGCCTTCAACGGACATCTGACGTTGACGTTCGGCGATTACGTCTTGCGCGCCCGGCGTTGGGTAGCTCGCGAGATCGGCTTTCATCGCGGCCTCGATATTTTCGCAATTCACAGTTGAATCGCCGTACTTTCGAGATAGGTCTACTCGATAGGAGCGAATC